ATATATATCTTTCATTACTTAAACTATAACTATATACAAATAATTCAACAATTTTTTGAAGAGTATCGTAACTACTATTATTTATATCATAAGTAGTTCCTCCTAAATTATTTGTATCCTTGTCATTATAATATACTGCTGCAGTTACTTGATTTTGTGTAGAACCACCTTTTTTTAATTTAATAGTATAGTTAATGTAATCACTACTTAATTGTATAATTTTTCCATCTGAATCATTGATAACAGTTGATGGAGAGTTATCTTGTACTACATCAAATTGAATCATTCTTCTACTATCAATCTCAAATGTTTTACTAGCAGATTCTTTATAAACATAATTACCAGAGGAGTCTAATAATACATCATTTCCAATATCACCATTTTCTAAATCAGTGTACTCTTGAAATGTTCCATCAATAGTAGATGTATCATATACTTTCCATTTTGGAAATGTTTCTGTAACACATGGATCATTTTGAATTAAATCTTTATTCTCACCAATTTCAGCACTAGTATCATTAGATGTAGACTTTCTTCCAGGAATATGATAAACAGGTGAATTAGTACCATCTTCAAATTCAAAGACAATACCAAAAGGATATACTTCACCTCTCATGTACCCACGATAGTTAGCAGTGAAGGCACCACCTTTGTATGAGTATTCAGGTAGAAGATATGGTACAGCAATAGTCTGCCAATTTAATTTAATTTTGTTGGCAATCCTTTGTAAGTTTGGAAGAGGGTTAGTAGTAAGACCACCAAGTAAAAGCTTATCTCCTGCAGTTGACATAATATCAGCTGTTTCATATACAGGACGTTGCTGATAAAATTCATCAAAAGATAATCTTTGTTTTTGTTGTTCATTACCAGTGTAGGTATATTCTGTTTTATCTGTAGGGTATGGACCTAATTGAAATATATTTTTTGATCCATTTAAGTTCTCAATCACACCTAGTTGGTAGTAACTATACTTAGGATCAAAATTACTAATCTTCATTTTAATACTCTTATTACTAAATAGATTATATGGTGCTCCCTGCACTGCAGCAAATGGTAGAGCATAAGAATCTTCATTAATAATTACAGGGTTTGTAATATCAAAGAATCTTGTTAGTCTATTGTTTTCTTTATCAGTATAAGCAATTGCAAATTGATAAGAGCCAACCATCAAAGAACCATTTTCCTGAATATCAACAACATCAATATCAGGTTGATTGGTTAATCTAAATATTCTAATTTTACCACAATCTAATTCATTTAAAAATTCTGTAGGTGGACAATATGCAGTACCATCATTTGCTGTCACCCTTTGTTCATTAGATATAGAAGGATCGGTTCCTTCAATATTATCAATAATTAAATAGCGTGGTGGATTTAAACCATCTGTCCAATAAATCCTATCATTGCACAAATTAGGTTTATATACAGCATGAAATATAGGAGAGGTAATTTTAAAATTTAAACAGTTACATTTTACATTAGATGTAATAGCTGTACCTGATTCAGTATTACCATTAGGAGAGGGATATGTTGGAATAGGAGTAGAGTCAATAGCTACATTAGCATAATATGAATCAGCTGTATCATCACTAACTTTAGAAACTTTATTTGATTCAGTAGAATAAACTAATGAATGATATTGTCCCTGGGTGGTAGAAAGTAAATCTGCTACTTGACTAAATGTAGAAACAGTAGTTAGTTGAAAATCTAAATCAGGATTTTCAACATAATCAAAATATCCAATCTCTGATTTGTTTTCATCAGGATTAACAAGGAATACAATAATTCTATTATTACCAATTCTCACATGTCCAATTAAAAAATAACCATCTGGCAAGTTTACTAACTTGATGTTTGCTGGTTCATTGGATGCAGTATATTTATGATCATCAGATTCTGTAATGCCATTAAACATTAAAGAATAAATTCCATCACCCTTCTGAGAGGTGATGGAATCAAGATTCATACCCTTAACTGGAATTGAAGAATTGATTTCCATAGTGTATTAAAAATTATCTTATGTTGTAGTTTCTTCTAAATTTGTGTCTGCGTAGTAGGATACTTTCTTTCTGTTGTTGGAAACTGGGTGCAACAAATTCAGTGCGAGCCATAATGAGAGACTCGTTATATTTTTGCTCATAGTATTGCATTTTATTCTGCATCTGATTGTATGATTCATCAGTGACAGAATTCCATAGTTGTTCAAAGATTTTATACCTCAAATAGAATTGTACTAGATCTTGCATTACAACATTATCTGGTACCATTGGGTATCCTTCATCATCTAATCTATATCTCTTATATCTAATAAGTAGTTCGCCATCAGCATGATTAGTAGACAAGATTCTACCATTTACATCATAGTAGTATGGGTAATCATAGAATTTTTTAAATCTACTATCCTCACACATATTCTTTGCTTGTAAAGTAGCAGGACGTAATCTAGTTACAATATCATATGTGTTAAGTAGACGATTGGTAGTTCTCTCTACAACTTGTACTGTAGACCCAACTTCAGGGTTACCAGGAACATTTAATGTACCATCAGATTGTAACACCACCTCAGTGGTAGTTTGGTTGTACATATTAGTACCACCTGGAATATTACCTTTGATATTTTGTTCATCACCAGCATATAGTACATCATTAAGAAATACTATACCTTCTGGTAAGATTGCTTTTTTATTTCGTAAAGGAATAATCTCATCAACTGTTTCCAACATTGTCATACCTACTTTCTTCAAGCAGTGATCAATGTACATTGGAAACATACCATCATCAATCACACCTGTTTCAAAGTATGAGCGTAATTCCTCCTTTAACTGAGCAATAATACTGTCAGCAGAGATCCAATCGTAATGCCATTTAATTTGTGTCATGTTTGTAGACGATATATGTTTTGCCCTTTAACCATCTTTTTTGTGGAAGAGCAATTAGTTTGTTGAAATAGTTGATTGTAATATCATAGTGTTTAATCAACTCATTTCTGTCTGTCCAAACTTTTACAAGCTTTTTAGTTCTTGCATCATATTCCTCTACTTTTGCTGTAGCATTATACTTCCTTTTATTTAATGTATGAAGTTTTGGATTCTGGTACTCCTTATAGTGTAGCTCTTCTCCTTGTTTAATTTTATTGTTGATTGCTCTAGTATTTTTTCTTACAGCTTTGAATGACCAGAGATCTTTAAATTTAAATTTAGCATCTCCTTTTGCCCAAAACCATTTGAAGATAAATCCATCTGTATGTTTATTAAGATGATAAATCTTCTTACCATACTCCTTAGTTCTCTTCCAATCAATAGGTAAATTTACTTTACCATCCTGGTTTTTTACTTCTTGTTTGTATTTGTTAATGAACACATCAGAGAGACCAAATGGCAACTTTATTCTCTTACCATCTAATATCTTACCTGACAATATTTCATTTGAAGTGGTGATCACTTTCTTATATGTTCTGTAATCTACAGGTTGAATGTTGTGATCCTTACAATACTTCTTGTACAACTTGTAATCTGCTTCACTTGCAGTGTTGAATGTTGTTACATTAATCTGGGTGGGGTGTTTTAATTTTGGCATATTATCCTTTTACTGACAAATCATTTGTTTCATCTGGTACGTATCTCTTAAATGTCTGAGCCAACTCTTGATTAGCCATTTGAATCACTTGATCCAAAAGATATCCTGGACATTTAAAATCTTCATCTAGTGGTTCTCTGCAATCTGCACATGTATCACATGGTACAGGAGAGCAACTATTATATTTAGTTAAGTTTACATCTCTATCATTAAAGAAAGCAACAAGCTTAACTTTCTCAATACTATCTGAATCGACATAAAGATAATCATCATTTATCCACCAATGCAAGTGTTTTGGTTTAAATCTTCTTTGTAGAATATTAATATATTGTCTTGTACTAGTTGGATAAATCTCATTGCTACCTTCAATATCATAAACCCCTTGAACTAAATATCCATAATATCCTTGTTCAATCTTAGGTAAACGTAGTTTTGTTCTAGAAATAATTTTATCAGAGGCATATGAAATACAATCTGCTAATGGTACTTGGATCATTTCTAAACAAGGAATAACATGGAAACTATTTTCAGTGTTCCACAACTTACGTTTGTTAGTTTCTCTTTGGATTAATAACAAAGCATGCTTCTTAGCAATAGTCAACAAGTATCTATCACTAGCCATATGATCAAATTCCATCAAGTGGTTTGATCTACGCAAATCAGAAATAACATCACGGTTAGTCATACTACAAATCTATTAAAAAGATCCCAAATCATTATTAACGCAAAAAGGGATAAGCTCCTAACCTATCCCTTTTTATAGCAATTTATTTCTTATTTATTTATTTGAATGTATCCCTCTGGACCACTAACTACATTGTAAATGTAAGCCTGTGCTCTCTTAGGGGAGTTGTACCCCATTTTTCTGTGCCAATCATCTTGATCTACAAGTGATGGTAACACAGCAACTTGTACTCCTTGATATTCATCTACCATATGTTTATGGAAGTGACCAAGGTGCCATACTCTATATGGACACTCAGCAAACATTACAGGTTGTTCAACTGCCATAATAAGTGGAAGCTCTGCAATCTTTTCATTATTACCATGTGTGAATGCAATTAGATTACGTCCATACTGATAATACTTTCTCCACTCACCTGCATTGTTCATTACAGATACTCTCTCATTATTATAGAATCTAGCTTCTATAACCTCACCAAGTGCAATAGATAATACAGTGTCATGGTTACCTTGTACCACTACTACATCTACAGGAGCAAACTCTTGTAGGTAATCCACTGCATTGATAACAGCAAAGCAAGCATGTTTAAACACTTCATGGTAATGACCATTTGTACTAACTGTTGTACCACCTGTAGTAGTGTAAGTAGCAGTATCATAGTTAAGCATATCATTACCAATAGGTAGAAGAATACGGTCAATGTTGTATCCTTTTAGTCTACCAATCAAAGTTCTTACTGCTTCAAAATATTGTTTGGTTTGTTTCTCAATAGTAACCCCAGCTTCTTTACCAAAGTGAAAGTCAGGTAAAGAAATCTCGACAAGAGTAGAATCAGGGCTGTAGTGGTCAGGAGTGGTATATTCAACCCTCTCACTTTGTAATTTAAGATCCTCGAAGAATGATTTTTTAAATTCTTCAAGCCATTCCAATGTATCATTTACACGATAAGATTCACACCATTCTTTTCCATTGTACCAAACACTTTTCAATCTCATACGAGATTCATCATAGGTTTGTTCAAACTTCATACTCCTCTTTTCCGCATTATTATAAGCAACTCTTATTTGCTCATTAGTATATTCTGTATTGTACTTCTCATTAAGGAATGTTGCACTCTTCACCCAATTTCTGTTGAAGGCATCAAGCACTTCCTTGTTTTCACGTACTATGTCTGTTATACTCATAGATTAAAGTTTTACAATGATAATCATATTACATCATATATGCAATATATAATAAAAGAAATGGGGGTCATAACCCCCATATTCTTAACAATTTTTAGGATTAATATTCGTATTCCCTAACTTCAAAATCTCCAGCAAGGATATTGATAGTTGTATTAGATGCAGATGCTACCTTAATAGTAAAGGTTTTTGTAGAAGCTGTAGATGCGTAATCATAAATAGCTTTCAAGCTAATTGTTTGACATACTCCACTAACTCCTGGAACAGTTACAGTTTTTAAAGAAGTACTTCCTTCAAATAATGTAAATGTAAAGTTTTGGCTAGATGCAGGTACAAATATAACTGTACCACTTACCAATTGTTTACCTAACCTTTTATTTACTGTACCACCAATAGTAACAGTATCTGTTGAGAAAGAATGTTCATTAACATAAATAGAACTTCCAGGAATTGCAGCAGCAGTAGTAGTTACAGCAAAAGAAGCATTTGTAGTAAGTGAAACAAGACAAGCATGTTTGATGATAGAAATTGTATCTATAATATCAGATAATCCACCTGTTTGCCCAACTGTAATTTTAATTGTATTTTTAGCAGCATTACTATTACCAAAATCAATTTGTACATCATCTACTTGATAATCTACATAATTAGCTGGTAGTGTACCAATACGATCTAATACTTTTTCAGCAAATGTATTAAATCTAAAGTTAGCAGGTAAGCTTAAGGAGTTATTTACATATCCTTTGTAATAGATACACTCAGAAGAGGTTACATCAACACAAGTTTCACAGATACTTGTTGGTGTACAATTACATGTAGTTTGAGAGCAAGATGTGCAAGCCATTGTTTTAGTTTTTTAATTATAGTGGATTGATAGAAGGTGCATCAGCAGTGTTACTACCTAAGTTAGGCATAATAAACTCTGCAGTGCATGACCCTTGAGTTACTCTAAAGAAATCAGATTGATTCATATTAGTTAATGAATCTAATGTAATTTGATTGGTAACATTATTAAAAGATGATGATGCTAATTGAAACTCTGTACCAGAACTAGTTACTCTATAAATAATTGGAGTGAAACGATTGTCAGTGTTATCTAATTTAACAATCATTTGAGTGGGAACACCAGCAGTATTTCTTGCACTGATTCTAATTCCAGCAATTGATAATCTGCAAGTATCAGCAACTTTAGCTTCAAGTTCTTCAACTTTAGCAATTAAAGAATCTAATACAGTGTTGAGAGAATCATCACAATAAATACCAAGAGAGGTGGAACCACTTCCAGTATATTTTACACATGTTGAAGAATGTACTTCAGCACAGCGATTGTTTGCACAATTAGTTTTCATGTACAAGTTTAGTTAATAGGTTATCAATATCATCTGAATTAAGCTGGCAACTGTTACATCTTTGCATCTGTTCAAATTGCTTAATGAGGAAATACTTCCTTTTATCAAAAGGTTTCTTCATACCATACATTTTGTTGTATAGTACATTATTCATCATCTTACCTAATTTAAAATCAGTGTCCATAACAGTTAGAACAAAATCCATTTTTAGTTTGACAAGACTTCACCATCCTATGGCATCGTCTACATCTTATATAATTACACGGCATATCAGCAACCTTTAATTACACGAGAGATAATTTCTTTAGCTTTCTGATAATGTTTGTTTGCTAAATCTTCATTACACTCTGTATCATTAATGTTTGCTTCAGCTGCTCTTAAGTGAAAGTCTGCTAACATTAGTTCATCTGTTCTCTCATCAATCAATGTACGTGAAGTAGTACAAGTATCAAGATGTAGAGAAAGTAGAGCTTGGTTAAAATCACATCTTAAAGCAGATGTTCTATAGAACCAATACTCCTTATACATTTTATCATGAGGTTGGATACTATACTTAACATAGTACACACCATCAGGAAGGTTAATCATATCTGAATAATTACTAGCTGTAGTCAAACCCAACGAGTTAGAGTTTACAGGATGATAATTATTAGGTGTAACATCCACAGCATAAGCTGTTTGAAATCCTGGTGCTACAACTACTAAATAAGGATCACAAATAGTTACATCTGGATTGTAAATAGAGTTATCTCTAATACCAATAATCTTGGGGTCAGAGTTATCAAATGACAGATGTAATTTACTAATCATAATATTTTGTAGCGTTTTAGTATTAGATAAACTAGAATGAACAAAAATAAGAAAACAAGTGAACCTCCAATAAGCCACTTCTTCCAAGATTGTTCTATTCGTGTTTCTTTAATAGCTTGTTTTGCTTCTATCTTTTCTACCTTTACAATTTCCTCACTTCTTACTTTAACTGTATCATACACTATCTTTGTAATTATTCTAATTGAATCAATGATCTTTCTAGCCTCCACTTTACTTTCTCTAAGATCAAATCTTCTATTGATTCTAAGTATCTTTCTTTCATTCCTACCTTTGATTCTTTCTAATCTAGGTTTCTCTGTATGAGGTTTGATAACAATAGTTCCATCTGTAGGCTCAACCCCACAAGAATCAACTTGGATTAGTCCATTATTAATAAGATCAATTACCGTATTAACTGTAACACTATCAATATCTAAACTTTTTGGAATATCTACTACAGTACTATCTTTCTTAGGTAGATCAGGAGGAGTTAGAGGTTGTTTTGATTTACAAGATCCAACAAAAAGAAGAAGTATGATAAGGTATTTCATTATGCAGTAAATAATGATATTGTTACTTCTTTACCAATTAACATATTTGGTGTAATAGCTCCATCACCACAAAAAATCATAATATATTCATCTTGTATAGGTTCTCCAACTACAATATCACCATCTTCTAAACCTTGTTGACCATACCAATTATCATTATTAGGATCCAAACTAATATCAGGACCTATAGCACGAGCTAAAGTAATAGGCTGGTTAGTAATTCCAAATAATGTAATTTTTATCCCATAAATTCTTTTTTCAGTAAGTCCATTTAAGATAAATCTAATTCCTGCAATACCATTAACAGTATCTAATGCTAAACCTGGACCATTAATAGAAAATGTAGTTTTTGTAAGAGTAGATCCTATAGTATTTGGAGCAGGACAACAACTATCACAAGCTCCTGAACCAGGAGCAGTTACTTCACCTGATTTTACAGATAAATTATAAGCGTTAATAAACCACTTAAAATCCTTAGTCATCTGAGGATCAGGGATAGGATATTTGTTCAAATGCGAGAGCATTTTAAGAACATTTTTATTTAAAGTATCAACTGACATAGTTCAAAGGTATTAGTTTTGTATCAAATTTATTGATAATGATTATTTTGTCTAGTCCAAATAAGTTAGTTGAAATAGCTTATTGTGGAAATATCTCTTCATACAATCCATCCCCTCTTAATTCAAATACTCTAAGATTATTTAAATCAGTCGGAAGATCATTAGTATATGAGGTAGTATAACCACCATCTTGATCATATGTAAAAATTAAATATTGCATATTAGAAAATAGTTACAGTTATGTGTTCAATAGTAAAGGTTTGATTCGAAGGATCTACTACATATTCTAATACAATATTGGAACCAACATCTGCATAGTTTTGTGTCCCTTGGTTACTAGAACCTGTTGTTGTTCTAGCATATGTAACACCAGTAGCTGACACTCTAGCAAAAGATATAAATGCGGCATTTTGAACACCTGATGAGTTAATAGGTACAGTTAAGGATTGAGCATTACCACCCTGATTCCATTTTGCTTGTAATGTTCTATTAGCACTAGGTGCTGTAGAAGGGGTTGATGCAATCATTCTTACTTCAATCATTTGACCTACTGAAACAGAAGATCTTGGAATATTTACAATAGTACCAGTTGTTACAGTATTTGCAGGAATTGTTACAGCAGATGATAATCTATACAATACTTTTGGTGTATCAGTTGTTGCTGCTTTTGTATTAAGCTGAGTTTGAATAGCAGATGTTACACCAGATAAATACCCCATCTCAGCTTGAGTGGCACCATTTAAACTACCAGTATCAGTGAGTGTAAAAATAACACTACTATATGCACTATTAACTATTTCAATTGCTCCTGCTGAGTTTAAGCGAAAGTATTTATTAATATTAGTCGCACCAGCTGCTGCATTAGTAGCTTTAAGAAAATCTAAATAACTAGTACCTCCATTAGTATTAGAACCAGATACAATTACCCCTACTTTATCTGCACCACTGCCAGTGGGAGAGGTAACACTAACTCCAGCACTAGCTGTAATAAGTGATGAAAATGTTTTAGCACCACCAACTGTTTCTGTACCAGTATTGTGTACTACAGAACTATCTGCAGCTTTAGAATCAAGTTGAGTTTGTATTGCCGAAGTAACACCATCCAAATAGTTAAATTCTGTATTAGATACTGCACCACTATTTATTTTAGTAGCGTCAATACCTGTTGGCATATCACTAGCTGATAACTGTTTATTTTTCCAAATACCATCCGAGGCATAATAAAGAAAATCATTAGTAGCTGGTGTAGTAATAGTTACACCATGTAATTCAGTTAATTCATAACCATTTTGAATTGCTAATACAATTCTACCTTGGGTGGGATGAGAGCGAGCTACATATCCAATAAATACAGCATGAGCTGGCTCTGCAGGAGGAGTGTTGGCTTGCATTGCACCTGCTGTTTCACTTAACCATAATGAGTTACCTGCTGTAAAAGAACTAGTATCAAGATCATGTAATGTGCCACTTACTGCTACGTATCCATCAGAGTTGTTTGCAATATTAGCTGATACCATTCCAATAGTTTTAGATGAAGTAGCTTCATCTGTAGCATCTGCCAATACAGCATTTGGTCTATTGCCTGTAGCTCCTGATAGATAAACAATTTGACCTTTTGTTAATGTAGAACCAGTACTATTACGAACAATAATCTTTACCGTTTCAGCAGAGTCTACTACACCATCATCATCTATATCATATGTAGCTTTAAGCATATCTCCACTACCACCACTAGATTTAGCAATCAGATCAACATCTTGAATACCATCTTTAAACCAATATTCTACAATACCAGTACCATCATACACACCAACAGTTTGACCAATCTTTCTATCACCAATAGGTAAAAGATTTAAGGCTTGTGTGGTAGTAAGATATGGTCCATATTTAGCATCAGCTAATTCATTACCAACAACATAAAGAGGTGTAGTTGTTTTCATTATTATACAGTTATGTTATAATACCTACCCATATTTTGTTCAATCACAGATCTTTCAATATGGTTATATGTGCCATCAAATGCAATAAATTCTTGAAATGAGTAATCAATTTCATCTCCTCCACATGTAGCTAGATTACCATTATTATCATACCCTCTAGGATTAGGATTACCTATAAAAAAGAAAGACAAATTAGTAGTAGAAGTAGGAGAAACTCTATCTACTATGGGAAATCTTATTAAACTACATTGATAATTTCTTGTAAAATCTAAACTCCCATTAACATATGTACTCATAGTCCTATTTGCATTTCTATCTGTAATAGAAATAATTCTGCCAGCAGATCCATCATGAATATTTGTATTTGATATACTTGCTCCAATACCAATAATTGGGTGAGCCGCACAAGCAGGAAATGAACTACCACATGATTCAGCATAATTTGGAAAAGTTCTTGATCCAAAACCTAACCAACTACTAGAAGCTTGTTGGTTTGGTATACCAAATGCATGAAATGCAGTATAAGTAGTACAATTTGTAGGTGATACACTACTACTATCTGTTGTAAAATTAGCTACTCCATAAAGACTTATTTGATTTGTAGGAAAGTTTACACTAGTTGAAACATATTTAACAATTGTTAAACTACCTAAATTATTTACAAGATTATAGTAATCTGCACAAGCTCCTGTGTATTGTAATCGTCCAAGTATATTTGGGAAAAATATAGATGGTTTACCATCTACTAATCTAAAATTTCCATTTTGCATTAGAAATGGTTGAGAGGAAACAGTAGATTGTGTAATATGTCTATTACGAGTAGATTGATCATACCAAGTATGAACTGTTACATTTCCCCCATTAGCAAATGCTGATAAAGTATGTGTAGAACTTAAGGTAAATCCTGTCCCAGCTGTAGTGATAGTAACAATAGAACTAGTACTAACTTCTCCATTAGAATCAAATGCTAAATCACCTAAAGCCCCTACACTATTTCTAACTCTTAAACAAGCACCTGTATAAGCATTGCGTAATTTTCTTAACCCATAAGCAAACAATGCTGTTGAATACACTGAATCTAAAGGTAATGCTCCACCTAAAGAAAATAACATAGATCTTCTTAATGACATTGTTATGCTTGATTAATAGAATAAATAACAGTAGTGCCACTGATATATGTAAAGTAAATATAATTATTAACACTAGGTTTATAGTTACCACTACCAGATAATTTTAAAGCACTATTAATAGTAGGTGCAGTAGATGAATTGTGCACTACAATATGTGTGACACCTACTTTAGCAGAGGTAGTACTCATATTAATAGTAGAAGCAGTAACAGGTGATGCAAAAGTTCCATATATTGTATCAGCTAATGAAAAATCCAATGTGATAATAGTTCCTGATCCTGCACTAGTATTAGCTGTAACATCTAATTTATTAGCTACTTTCGTAATCTCATCATACATAGCACCTGTAATAACTCCTCTTTTATCACTTGCTGCAGTGGGAATATTTAATGTAATAACAGGAGTAGTTGTTCCAGTTGCAACTGTAGATGTAATATCAGTTCCACTTGATCCAATAGTAAGAGCTGCAACACTAGTAACAGTTCCACTTCCTCCACCACTAATTACAATATTACCACTACCTAATAGTGATGTACCATTAATAGTTTTAATATTTGTACCAGAAACTAATGCTGCTTGTTTATTATTAAAAGTACTCCAATCAGCGGATGATAGATAACCATTTGTACTACTATTTGCAGCAGACATTGAAATTACAGCTTTACCTGAATTAATAGTATAACCTACTGGTGTAGTAGCTGATATATCAGTTAATGCAATACCTGCTGTATATGGGGTAGCTCCCCATGTAGCACCATTAAAAAGTAACATATCTCCAGTATTGGGAGTAGTTACTGTTGTAGCATCAACATCATCTAATTCATATAAATGTTGTTTTAATGTTCCTGAACTAGTTATAGAATATGTAACAGTATAAGTTTTTGTACCAGAGTTATAACTACCTGATACACCAATCCCTCCAGAACCTGTAAATACAATATTACTAAATGCACCTGCTGTAGCACTTACTGTTGCTGTTGGTGCATCAATAGTAACTACATTTTCATCATTAGTAGGTGCTACAACCATACTAGTAATTCCACTACCTTTAAATCGTAATTTAGAATAAGAGTTACTATATGAACTATCAAAATTAAGTACTGTAAGATTTGCAGCAGTTACAGATAAAATACCACTACCATCAATAGATAAACCACTACCCACTCTAACTATACCAGTATTACCAGCACTAGCTATTCTTAATGATAAATCACCATTTCCACTATCAATAGAAATTGGTCCACCAGATGGAATTCTTACACCACCTAATACACTTGCACTAGCAATAGGTAGAGAATATGCAGTAGGGCTAAGTGAGGTCTTCACCCATGTACTACCATTCCAAACATATAAACCATTATTTCCACTATCATTCCATACATAACCAGCACAACCCTCTTCTAATCTTTGAGCGGATGTAGCATTTAATAAAGATAATGAAGCAGCTGATCTCCATCCACCTTTACCAAGAAAAGCATAATGGGTGGGATAGGCATCAGGGATGCCACCAACTTGAGCAACGGTGATAGCATCACTTACTTTTAGATTTGAATTTCCGTAGTTTGGCATGAGATTATGTAATTGTTATATTTCCAAATGCTGCTAAAGTAGGGTAATTACTTCTGTATAATGAATAGTTTACACCATTATAGGTGATAGTTTTATAATAAGTAGTAGCATCTCCATTATTATAACTATCACTGTTGGTGTAACTATTTGAACCATCACTTGCACCTAAAAATGAAAATCCATTTGTACCTAAATAAGCTGTAGTTAAATTAATTGTTGAAGGAATTGCAAAATAAAAATAACATGCTCCAGTTCCAGGATGTCCACTATTTCCATATGGTCCACTTATACTTGTTTTAAGTGAAGAAGCAGTTAAACTACTAGTTGTAATACTTCCTGGAGAAGTAGATGCTAATACATATCCACTAAATACTTTAAATTTAGCAATGATGGTAGCTGTTGCAGTAGGTGTTGCACTAGTATTATCACTTTTTGTACCAGTACCAGTAAGAGTAAAGGTAGCTGTTTGTCCAGGTGCAGTAAATTGTAATGTGGGAGATAATGTTCTAGGTGCACCAGATACTACACTTGTAAGTGTTTGACTATTACCAGCAAGAGTGAAAGATGTTAATGTACTATTAACTGGAGGGGGACAGGGTTCTACACCAGGAACTGTAGTAGGACTACCAGCTGATGTAAAAGGTGTAAATGTAGGAGTTATTGAAGAAAGAGTAGATCCAATTTCAAGTTCTATTGGGGATATTGTAAAATCTGTAATACTCGGGGTAGACACTGGAGTACATGCTGCAGGAGGATTACCAATAATAATTTGATTACCAGATCTAGTAACACTAATATCAGCACGAGTACTTTTGATAATTAAAGGTTGACCAGAGTTAGGTAGGGTGATTTCAGCAGCAGTACCAGATTGATCACTAGCACTTACAAATAATGAACTAGCAGAAGATCCGCCTCCACCTGTGTTACCACCAGTAGAACCACTAATACCTTCATCCTGTAATACCTTCAAGATAAAATCTTTCAAGGAGATACCACTACCTTTATCACAGATAACATTATCTTTCCTTAAAATAATATCGTCATTACAACCAGCCATACACTTTTATTTTGAATTTAAAGATATCTACAAACAATCCAAATCTGGATTAAACAAAAATTGTACTATTCACAAATCAAATCTATATATAGTAAAAAAGGTGAGCATTTGCCCACCTTCTTTACTTATTAGGTTAGTTAGAATTATCCAGCAGTTTCAGTAGTAACCGTAGTATTTGACAACAATGTATCAATTGAGCCAGTTAATGAACTATTAGCTGTAGGAACAGCAATAATTGTTAAATTGGTCATTTGTTGAGTAGAGGTGTATGGAGCATCGATAGAAGGAAGATACTCAATATAGTACAAAGTATATGGTCCAGCTGCATCAATCTTTTCTTGCTGAGGATCCATTACCATTGCATTGTATCTAACTCCTCTAAATTGTTGTTTGTACTTAGAAGAATAAGATTGATATTGGTGAGCAATATGTCTTACTTCTTCTTTCATCAAGTTAGGGAATTTAACTTCAGTTGTAACTGCTCCACCAGAAGTCATAACAACATATCCAGCAGGAACAGGATCATTACCTACCGCTGGAGTAATAGGATTAATTGCAATTGTAGCAATAGATACCAAACCAGATTGAGTGGAATCATAAACAATTGGAGTTTGTGTAGATACACCAGCATTGATTGGTAATACTACATTATTGTTAGTAACAAACGAAGCATTTCCATAAGGACCTTCTAAGAAGTAACCATTCAATCTAGCATAATCCCACTTGTAAGGGAATACAGTGATATCATAGTTATTTTTCCAAGTAGGTTGCTCAAGTCCTTCAGTGTACAATGTAGCAGTGTAACTTTGTCCAGCAACAACAGTACCTTGTAAAGGATAAGGACTAGTTATAGCAGGTGATGCTCCTGTAACACTAGCACTGGTAATTGCAGTCATTGCATCGTTCCAAGTAGCAAACTTACGAACATCAATAAAAATAACACCACCATTAGTTCTGATAGCAGGAACAGAAAGGAAAGTAGGAAGGTTCAATAAATTAAGTGAAACACCACCTTCAGGAACACCACGAGAAGCATTTACAGCAAGGGTATTTGAAAGATCTGAATATCCAAAAATAATTACTGAAGAATTAGTAGCATCAGATACAGAAAGAACGCCTCCAACTTTAGCAAAATTTGACAACATTACATCAGTTGAAAAGTTTTTAACTAATCCAAATAATGCTGAGAATGGAGCATATGCATTTGAAGTTGTAGAAGCACCACTAATAGTATTTACAAAAGTATTAGATGCAGTAGCAGCATACCCACGAGTGATACCAAATGGAGAAATTGAATTAGCTTGTGCAGATCTTACACGTACAGAGAAAGAGTATTCTTTGTTAGCTTCAAATTCTAAAGTACCTACTGTAGTAGATCCATTAGATCCTGTAGTTTGTAATTTAGAATATTGAGTGGAAGCAGCAGCAGTACCAATGTAAGCAAGAGTTGCCGCATTTGATGTAAATGGAAGACCTGTTGTACTAGTTGGAGCAGCACCAGCAACAGTTCCTCCAATAAGAACTACATACAAACTTGTAGAAGAAATGATAATATCACCTGCAGCATAAGTAGCACTATTAGTCCACGCTTGAACAACTTCACTCTTAGTAGAAGAACCAAAGAATTTAATTTGACGAGAATAATCATCAGTACCTACAAGTTTACGTACAGATACAATTTTACTAATGTCAATTAAACCTGATTTAATTAAACCAAGTTCTTTTTGAATTGCATCAGTACGATCCAAACCTTGAGCAAAATAAAAAGGTGTTCCAGCCGCACGAGCTGTTGATACACCTGCTGTTGCAGAATCAGCAGATCCTGTATAACAAGCAATTTGACCATTACTTAAAGCTTGTAATGTGCTGGTACTAAGAGTAGATGCAGCTGATGCGCCTACCAAGAAGTGTGTGACTCTAAAGTCCATGTTTTTAGTTTTTATTAATTAAACAAAAAGGGTTATTCGTTGCGTTGTTGTCTTGATTGAGAGAATTGTACTTGAGCTTGATCTGTAATAGTCATTGCTAATTGCTCAACTATAATGTCTAAGAGTTCATCTTCAAGGTGAGGAGGAAACTCACAATCAATTGTTTTAGAATTAACTACCTGCGAATTTGCTAATCTTTTTTTATATCCTATAATATCAACTTCTCTAGGTAGTCGTAAGTAATCTAAATATAGCTTATTTAGTGTGTAGTCATCAGCTTTATGTAACACTAAATTATCTGTTGACATTGTTAATAATTGCTCTTGCCAATCAAAAGATGGTTTATAATTAGAATCCTTTAAATAGTTTTGAACATCATTATTAGGAACAAGGATGTTATAGATCTTTCTATTCTTACAATCACCTTTATCAGCAGTGCAATATGAGTTAATGTAAAACATATAATCTGGTAGAGAGGTTGTACTCACTACCAGATTATTATTAGATTTAGTAATATCTCTCTCCACTTCTTTTTGAATCAAAAAGTCAAGATCATCAAATCTTTTTCTAAATGCTTCAAAACCCATCTTATAAACGTTATTTAAACCAATCTTTCTTTTTACCAAAACAATTTGAGCAGAATTAATTGCTCTTACTTTATCTGGTAAAGAGATTTTAAACTGGTCATTAGTACCAGATTTATTAAGGTATTGGTCAATACGTTTAGACAGATGTTCAGCTGAGATCATATGTTAAAGCCAAATGGTTTTTTAATTTTTCAGAGTACACAATGTACACTTCTTGTTGTGATGGATCAGAGAGTAAAGTTTCAAACTCTTCAAAAGAGTTAGCAAGTGCTGGACTTGTTTCAGTCTCTCTAATTACACCACCACCAAATCTACGAACTAATCCTTCATTTAGTAAACACTTAGCTAAGTATTTAGCATCCAGGATTTCATCTGACATAGCACAATAGTTATTAAACTCTTGTACTGCTTCTAGTTTAGAATCTCTGATATAATCATCTAAGATTGTGTACACCTCTTCATTAGAAGTACGGTATCCAATACCTAGATCACCAATAACAACTGCAATCTTTCTTCTCTTGTTTTCAGAGATCTTCTCAAGGTTTACAACACCTTTGTTCTGTTCTTTCTTCTTGCTTACTTTAGCATCAATCTCTTCTGTAATATTTTCAATGTACCAGTGACATTTGGGATCACATAATCCATTCTCCCAATCTTTCAAAGATTTAGCAATCTGAGGGTGAACAGATAACCATAGATAAGTGATGTATTGTTCTGGAATATCCAAGTTAAATACATTCTCTCCATCTTTCAATGCAAATCCAGCTTTAGTATTAGGTTCAGTTGGTGCTGCTACTTTTTTGTAGTAATCACTCCTTGGACTTAATTCAATACCAGTTGCATCTTCTAGTTGTTTCTTAAGCTTTTTAATTCTCTCTTTTTCTGCCTTCTTTACTTTTTCATCTGAGATTTTTTCAATTGCTCTGAAATCTTCATCTAATCCAGTCCAGTATTTGTTAAAGCTATTATCAAAGTAAGGTGAGATAATAAAGCTTGTTCCTGGTACTCTGCTTAATCCAGCCTTTCTCAGTGAACGAGATAAGGTGAAATCATGTACTCCCCCCTTTTTAGGGATGGGTTTAATTTTTACAATTCTAGCCATATATAATTTTTTTGCTAAGTTACTTAATAATTCTAAAAATAGAAAGGGGGAAACCCCCCTTTCTTAATTTTCAGAGATTAATTAGAATGTTGGATCAACCTGTGGCTGTTCTTTCAAGATCACTGTGCGAGAAGGATCTTCCAAGAAGATACCTACACGATCTTTCATCCACATGGTGTACCAAGGATTTCTGTGTGCAGATTGCATACCTTGCATAGAACCAAATCCAAATGGAGATACAGTACCTTGCTCATAACCCCAGCTCATTCCAGGAGCACCTTTGTGACGGATCTCACGGATACGTTGTGGAGCAGAAGCACCATCAGCACCTTCAGATACATCAAATACCATGAACATAGGAGCAGACTTCTTAGATGGACCATATTCCAAGTTACCCATTGGATCATCCAAAGCAGGCATGTGTTTGAAATCAACTTGTCCTGTTTCAGTGGTGATAAAGTGGTCAAATGCATAACCCAATCCAAGATTCATAGAAGGCTTGTTTTGAGAGATACCATGCAACATACCAGCATTAGCAGGATCAATACGGAAACCAGAGTTGAAAAGTTCTTTTTGCAAAGTGTTGTTGATCAAATCCATACCAGCTTCATTAGTATAGATAGTTACTTTACGATCACCAAAAGCACGTCTGCGATAGAACAAATCACCAAATACAGTACGCAACAAGTTAACACCAAATTCACCACGGTTGTAGTAAACCACGTTACCTTGCTCCATTTGCTCGTACAAACCAGCACCAACCAAAGTGTTAGATTGTCCACCTTGTCCTGGTACCATACCTGATCTACCCCAGATAAGCTTATTAACTTTCATGTCAAGCATTTCTTTCTTCAACATCAAGTCAATAGTTTTAGCCCATCTCAAGTCAACGATCATTTCTTTACCATTGCGACCAGTGGTGGTTTTACCAATGAAAGAGATATCTTTAGCATTTCCTTCTCTATCCTTGTTCAAGTTGATAGTGAAGTTTTTACCAGAAGCATCTTTCAATTGACGCATTTCAGCCCATTCAGTTACAGTGTGTTCAACACCGAAAGATTCACCCAAAGTGTGCATCACTTCAAGTTCACCATCTGTCAATCCAAGACCAGAAAGTTTGGTATCAAATTCACCAATGATGTTATCAACTTTGAAGTATTCAACTCCAGCTTGCAAGAATTTAGCTTGAACGAAAGCATCAGCATCTCCACCTGTGATAGTGAAAGTGTACTTCCATCCTTTACCATAAGATTCAGGATCTTTAGTTACATACAACAAAGCATTTTGCTCAATGCGGTGTGCAGTGATACGATCACCATGAACAAATACTTTTCTGTCAAATACCAACTGGAAAGTAGTTCCATACTGACCAGGCTTGGAGATTCCAGATGCCAAGTTTTCAATAATTTTAGGATACTCAACCCCTTTACGGATTCTGTAAGTGAAAGAATCAGAGTGAGTGGTCAAGTAGAATGGATCAGCTGCAGTGATAAGATTCAAGAAATCATTGGAGTACAACTTAGTTTGGTTGAACAATTCAATGATATCTCTGTCGTACTTCTCAGGTGAGTCCATGTACAGAGAGTAAAGGTGATTGCTGTCAGTAAATTTACCGATCGCATCACGATACATTGAGGAGGTTTCTCCTACAACGAATCTTTTGGGATACCCAGGTAGAGTGTTAGCCATTGTTTTATAAAAAATTTAAAGGTTTGTCATTAGTCCAAGAAACCACCTTTTTTGCCAGGAGTTAGAGTACGCTTCTTTTTAGTCACTCCAAAATCCCACAATTTTTTGGTTTCTTCTTTTACTGCTTTTTTGATAGCTGAGTCAACTTTCAATCCACTCTTTAAAAACTTAGCAAGTTTTAAAATATTTTCTGGATTCTGTTGTGCCTCAACAAAGTCTTTATATAATGCTGTTACAGGTCTACCATCTCTTGTTTGGAAAGGTGTCTCTGTAATATATTTTACTAATTCTATTTCATCTCTTTTATCAAATGGGATGTTATCAATTTGACCATTTTGAATAGCCTGTTGAATACTCCCCTCAATTGTTTTTGTAAATTGCATTCTATTGTACTCCATACGTTGTTGTTGTTCAATAGCTTGCTGTTCTAATTGTTGCTGTTTTTGAGCATAATAAGCAGATAGTTTAGCTTTAGCTTGATCTGCTTTTTTCTCAAGTTTATTGAGATCTTTTAAATCATTAATCTCTTCAGCAATCTCATTAGGATCTCTATCTGGTTCTAACATCCGCATGTATTCAAATACAATGCGTTCTTGATTATTTTCATCCTCAATATCATACTGCTCAATAAAGTTTTGTGATTCCATTGCTTCAAAGTAAGCTCTTGGATCAACTCCCTCTTGGGCTACTTTTGTTAAGAAATCCCTATGTTGAGGTCCAAACTTTGAGAATGCTTGTTCAATATATTCATTTGCAAGTTTTCTTGCATTATCTTCAAACTTAGCTACAAATGTATCTTCATTCCATTCAAACTCTTCATCATCCTCTAATTCTTCTTCTGGTGTGAAGACACCTAACTTAGTTAGGTTTTTACCAAAAATTTCAAAGAAATTTGTTTCTCCATCTTCATCTTCTTTTACTTGTTTAATTTCTTTTTTTACTACAGGAGAGGTTTTCTTAGGATCCTCTTCAGTATCCTCTTCTGCTTCATAAGTTTCCAAAAGGTCTTGAATAGTGTCCTCATCTTTTACAAAAGGTTCATCTTTCAATGCTTTTACTGGATCTACTTCTTCTTCTTCTTTCTTAGATGGTGCAGCAGGTGCTGGTTCATCCATTCTTTCAAGATCTACATCTGCTCCTGGATTGTAATCTTGTAATAGGGTTGTAGCATCAATAACTTCTGAACTTTCTACACCCAAGCTGTCAATAAATGTTTCTTTACTCATATTATTTTATAATTCAAAGTTGTTACTCTTTTTGTTTAAAAACAAAGATATTCTAATTTTTAAAATCCTCCTTGTATATTTATCGCATTATTTTTTCTTTTTCTCTCCTGATACAGGATTTTTTAATGCTGTCTGAGCTTTTAGTAGTTCAACTCTTTCTTTAGCATCAATTTGTTTTTCTTTCAATCTTAACTCCTCTGATTTAATATCACTATCTCTCAAAGATTGTTCTTTTCTGATATTTAAATCCTTTTGTTTCATATCAAGTTCCTTCATCATCTTAGTATAGTCTTGATTAAATCTACCAATTTCTAATGAATCAGGTGTAGCATTTGTGTTAACATCATTATTTTGAGCGTACTTCATTGAATTGATCTGAGCAATCATAATATCTTTCTTACGATCAAGATCATTTTGTTCTGCTTCAAATGCTAATTTTTGATCTGCAATTTGTTTTTGTAATTCAACCTGTTGTTGAGCAATTTGTTTTTGTTGCTCTAACTGCTGTTGTTGCATTTGTTGTTGTTGAGCTTGTTGCTCTTCTTTCTTCTCCATATCACCTTTCAAGAACTCTCTAATATCAGAAACAGATTGAGAGGTTTGAATCATAGTAGTATAATATGGATGAAGTTGATTTTGTGCATATGCCATAGACAATTGTCTAATCTCTTCTAGTTTTCTCTTATCATCAGAACGATTAGTAACAAAGATTTGTAAATCTTTCATTTTTAATTCTTCACCATTAATTGTAAAAAATACATCATGCATTTCATTATTAACATAATTAATAATACTTAATGGTTTAGTAGATTCTACAAGTTGAGCAGTATCAATAAGTTGTTGGTATACAAGGTTCATGATTTGCTCATGTGTTGTAGTAATAGGTTCTGTTTGAGCAAATGATTGTGAGAGAGATTGATTAATACCAGTAGCAGTTTCACTAGCTACAGTAGTACCCATACGTTGTGGGCTGAAACCTAACAACTCCCAACATTGTTGTTTAGCCCAAGTAGCTAATGAGATACGAGATTGAATCTCTTGTGTACGTGTAAGGTCTAAACGAGTGTATTGATTAAATGTACTTTGACCTTTTGTATTTTCAGGTGAATCATCAAGACCTACAACACCACTCTCTTTAGCAAGTGTGGTCATCTTATCCAAAGCATCCTCATCTGTCATATCTTTATACTTTGGTAAGTGTCTAAGATTGTATAACACTGCTACCCCCACCTCTTTTTCAAGTAGAAGATAAAGTTGATTCAAACAAATGTTATATACAATCTGATACACTTTCATTTGATCTACCATTGATTTAGGTAGAGTGTTCTTAGATTTATAGAATCCACCAATAATAGGTGGTAAGTCAGTATGATACAAAGGTTCAATATGATATACAGCTTGACCAATTCTATATCCTTTATACCAACAATTAATATACTCCCATTCAATATTTATATCACTGTCGTTCTTATCGTATTCAAATCTTTCATCAATAATTTTAATTTGTTCTTGACCATCTTCATCAATGTAAGTGAGACGACCAATCTTCCTTTTACCTTTAAAATACCCCATTACCACAGTAAATCTATGATTACGTGTGTCGTACCCTAAGTATCCATAAGGTGAGTATCTAGTACCAGTGGGGTCATAAGAGTCAAGCAACTGGTGTTGTTCTAGTTCAGAACGTAGAGTTGCTTCATATTGTGTACGTAATGGATTGTGTTGTGGGTACGTAATGGATGAATAACCAGTCTTTTGAGTTTCAAAAATGTTTACATCCGCATTTGGATTCTTAACATAATCATCTCTGTGCTCACGTAAGTATTCCACTTCTTCTTCTGTAAGATCAAATTTTTCAATAATCTTAGAAATTTCCATTGATTGAATGTAACCAATAGCATAGCAATCAGTGGTATACACTGGATCAGGTTCTGTAAGGAACCAAACTCTCACAGGGTTAAGTACTTCATAGTTCATCCCCATCTTATCTTTAGAAGTATAGATGTGGTGAAACTCTCTAGCTGTAATTAACAAATCTCTAAATGCATCCTCTGATTTATCACGAACATTAAAATAATGTTTTAATTGATCAAGTTTAAGATTAGCCCATTGTTCAGCAGTAGATTGATATGTTTTAGATTTGTATCTATCAATATCAGAGGGTTTAAATCCTTCTATAGCAGAATCAATTTGTTTAATTTGCTCATTTACTTGTTGAAGTTGTTGTTGTAATTCTTGAATCTGCTTAGTTACACTTTCTTGTGTAACTTGTTGATTAGATTCAGCTTCTTGTGGTTGACTTTCCTCAATATCAGGATTTTCCTCTTTAAATATTTGATTTGCTTCTTCTGATTCAGGGGATTGAAACTTTTGTAATGTAGCAACGGCATTTTTTATTTGTCCAAATAACTCTTCAATTTGTTTACTTAGTTGTTCTTTCTGTTCAACTAAACCTAACCTTGTTGCTTTTTGCATAATTATCTCTTCAATTCTTTTAAGATATAATTCTTGCAACAAATCATTTTTAGCTCTAATGTATTCATTATACGAATAATCATCAATAGCTTTAAACCTAACATTATCAGGACGTTTAGTAATCTCACCAATCAAAGTATTGAGTGGGGGGTTCATCATTGGATAATGTTTAATATAATCAGGTAATTCCACTGATGTAGATTCATCTAAGAATTCTACAAGGTGTTCATAGTCAGGGGTAAAGTAATCTTCTTTTACTAAGATACCATTAATCAAATCATAGTTCTTCTTCATTGACTGATTGGTCCAGTACTGAGAGTATGCAATGTTTGCATAGTAGTCCATAGTACTCTTGATCCAATCAGAGGATTCTTTTTCTTTCAGAGGTAGAAAGTGATCAGGTACAAACAGTTCATAGTTATCAACTATGTTTGTAAACCTATCTCTGTTTTTAATTTTTTTAATGATCATCGGAAGTGAGTAAATTTAAGTTCTCTGAAATGACCTTTATGTTTTCCAAAGTGACCATGCCTACTAAGTTTTGCTTTTTTATAAACTCCCTCATATAGACTAGCGTGTGCACTATCACCTGGAACTACAGTACGAGCCATACCATTTGAATATGCTAAGGTAATACCATAAGCTCTAATTCTATCAAAGTTTCCCCCTCGTCTATAATTCAGCATTTCCTTCAATAGCATGATATCTTTAATTCTTTCTATACCATACTTAACAGATTTGACATTACCATCATCATCATATTCCTTACCTATCTCTTCGGTGCAATACTTAATAATAGAATTATCAAAAAACTCAATATTCTTTTGAGTGGCTCTAATTCCATAATCTGTCGAAATAGACGTGTTTGGCGCAATCTCTTTGATCCAATGAGGAGTTTTAGCAAGATACTGATGTAGATTATTACGGAGAAGATAACTAATATAATCGTGAACATCATTCTCAATAAGGGCTGTAGCATTGTAATATACAAGTAGTTTAGTAACATTTTCGTACCACTCTTCAAGTGAAGCAGGTCTACCAGTGTAGCAAGCAACCATACTATCAGCGTGTTGATCATCCATACCATTAACTTGTTTATGAATATATACACTACCTAAAGAGTCTGAGAATTTAGCCTGGTCAAACTTATAGGGGTCAATACCTGCTACATACAATCCATACGGAGGATCATCCATAACAGGATGTTCAAATATCTGTATCACTCCTTCTTTCTCTGAATCATTCCTTACAGGAAAATCATGTACAGGTTTGCGTTCTGAGAAAGTCCATTCTAGGAATCCATCATCATTATAAACTAAATCAGAGGGGATACCATGATAGTTTAGATCTTCTAGTTTTTGAAGTTGTTTCTTAATAAGGTGAACTGGGAACTTGTTAACCTCTCTAACTTGGAATGCTTCATCGAGGGATAATGGTTCTTGTGTGACAGCCAGTACGTAATCTTTTGGAGATTTTTTTCTAGCTGCCTCTCTTTTCTCCTTGATACGTTTAGTAGCTCCGAGCACATCTGAGTTTCCTTCTTCGTCAATGTATCCTTTATACGACCAACTCGCTGGATGGAAAAACCCACATGTTGTATTCTGTTTCCCTTCATCAAAAATGTTTTTAAATTCTGCGAATCCATATTCTCTTGGTTGATAACATATTTTCTCAAGATCTGCACAGTCTTTCATTTCACCTACAGATCCAGTAGCAATGATTTGACCAGTTACATAATCACCATCCATACATGCTGGTCTCACGTATTCTATAGTCTTAAGTAAGGTGGGAGCAAGTCCAGGTTCTTCATAAAAGAAGATTGACACTGCACCCCCTACCCCTTTTGATGGATTATCTTTAAGTGTAACTTTGTGTAGTTCAGACATATAGCCATCCCAATACACTTTACCATAATCATCTTTTTCTTGGAATTGAGCTTTCCAGAAATCTTTAGTATATGGGTTTTTGTTTTTATGCCAAGGTGTAAACTTATCTAAGTGCCTAGCATTAGTTTCAATCATCTCCCAAGTTTTGTCAGCTTTATCACCAACAAATGCTCCAACATAACAAATGGAGTATGGTTCAAAATAAAACTTCTTGGTAAGTAGGGCACCATTCTTTAGTGAGTATCCTCTCTGACGAGCCTTAGTACCACCAAAGTGTAACCCTCTAATCTTTGCCTTTTCCACTTCTATAAAGTAGTAGGCATCACTATCCCAAAAATCAGGGGCTATTGATTTTCTTTGTTGTTTGTTGTAAATGAGAGAATAGTTAAGATAGTAGTACATATCACCACAAATGTAGTGACCATCTGAGTTAACCATTCCATTTTCAATCTTATACTCCTCCTCATCCCAAAACTGTTCGTATGCAGGAGAACCATATACGTATGGGCAATATGTTCCATATTCTAAAAAATAATTTACTGCCTCTTTAAATTCTTTTGTCTTTGACCAGATGTAATTACCTGGTGTATAGTCTATATTAAAATACTTTGAGAGCAAGGGGAACTTGCTCTCATCAGTACAGGGGTCTATTTCTTCTTGATATATTTGCATATTATTTCAAGTTCTCTAACTTATAGATAGTTCTATCAATCAAAGCAACGATTTCATCAATAATATTTTGGATATGAGAGCAATCACATACATCTCTTCTGTGTTGTTCAACATACTCTCTACATCCTTTAACTAATGTAAGAGCATCTACATATGTGGATCCAGGAATAGTAATTGGGATGATACCATTCATACCTTGATACACTTCAATAAGTTCATCTGTTTTGTCAAGTAATCCATCATAGAAATCACCTAATGCACTATGTGCAGCAAATGCACCTAGTCCACTAACACGTAGGTGAGCTAAATGAGCTTGATCTCTTACAGAAAATAAGTATCCAAAAAAGGAAGAAGCACCTGAATGATCTTCAGATTTTGGCATACCCATTGAAATAGGTTTTGAAAAAAGTGGCTTGGAAGAATCCAAGAATGATGATTTGGCCATGATATATTATTTTTTATTTGGTCTCTCTCTATTTGATACGAATCTATTACCTCGTACTTGCGATTGTGCAATCTCTTGTTCTACTACATCTTTAAGGTCTTTCAGTGACTTCACTGCACTACCTAATGCTGCTAAGTTCTTCATTGCATTAGTTGCCTTTTTGTCAGAGTCACTATCCTCATCATATGCATTAAACTGTACCTCTGTAAAGTACTCTGCTAATTTGTCTACTAGTTTAAATGCACTCTGATACAACCTCATGGATGGTGTCTCTTGTAATACCTCGTATTTCTTAATAGCAGCTAAGATAAGGGGATCATCTGGAGAAAACAAATTATTAGGACAGAAATCTTTTAAACATTGTACTTTTCTATCTATTTCAGAGAGATTACTATAACCTAAAGCTTTGAAATCTATTAGATGGTATATATAAGCAAAGACAAACAATGATTTGTCTTTCCATTTTTTGTGTACTGCATTATACTCTGGTACTAACAGGATTTCTTGATCAATACTAACCTGTCCTTTATTTACATGAAACATAGATTGTTTTTAATATTCTCCTACATCATCCCAGTCAACGTTGTCATCCAACCCTCCTGAGAATGATAGTCCTTCTTCATACTTTTGAAGTGCTTCTAATAAAGTTTTATCATTATACTTCATTAGTGGTTCTTCATCTGTTGCCAAAGCAATATGCCTAGCAATTGGATACTCTGGGTAATACTGCATTAAATTCTGGAGTATTTGTAAGATTTCGTATTGTGTATCCATTATCTATACGATTTAACTTTTGATGCAATCTTTTTTGGTTGTGGAACAAATTGCTTACCCTTTGCATTCCCTTTTGCTTTAGCAGCATTAGTTGCAGCTTTCTCACCAGGAGAGAGTGCCTTCCATGCAGCATCTGGTAAATACCTCTTTTTACCTTTAGAGGGTTTACCATCACTAGTCCTCCATTTCTGTGAGGTCCAGTTCTTAAGAGATTGTTGGGATTTAGCTAGTGCCATTATTTTTTCTTTGTTTTTTTATGAGCAAAATCTTTCATAATTCTACCATCAGGCATTTTGTGATATCCTTTAGGAATGCTGCCTGACTTTTTCATTGATACAGCAATAGCAGCTTGCTGTGCTTTACTTTTTGCCATTTGACTTAGTTTTATAAGGGTTTTCTTTATGCCACTTCTTAGTTGCAGCTACACCTTGTTTTACTGTTTTAGCTCCTGCTTTTTGTGTGAGGTTAATAGTATCCCATTTACCTTTATCCTTAGTAGGATGGTTTACCATAATATCACCAGGTTTACCTTTACCAATCTTGTTGGTCTTTTTGTAAACTTTGTGTTTTTCACCACCAGCAGAGAACTTCATTACTTGTACCCTCCACCTTTAGCTTTGTACTCTCTAGCAAGCATTTGAGCTTTACGTGCTGACCATTCACCAGGATCTCCTCCTTTTGAACCAGCTTTAATTTTGTTAAACAAACTTTTCCTCATACTAGGTTTAGTATAATTTCCAGCTGCATTAACTTTTGATTTTTTTGTTGTCATGGTTTTGTTTCAGATTCTTGTGGTCTTCTAATTCTTTTCATCATTGTTTCATAGATACTATACCCAAAAAGTAATTTAAAACTCTCATCAATACTTTTTCCTTCTACCATAGCTATTACACCTACAGCAAGTTTACTTAAAGGTACACTTTTATCTAACACATACACTTCAACAAGGAAAGAGAGAAGAATAGCAATGTTATATAGTAACAATTTAGGGATGATGTTAGACATCTTCCTAGAAGTGATTGCCACCCCAGTTCTATGACATCTCCAAATTGCGAATATAAAATCTGATACAATTAACAGAGATGCAGTAATGAACAAAGGAGTGGCTGGAGCTAGTGCTGCAGCCGATGCAAGCAGTAGACCAATTACCCAGTCTTTCATCCCTTTACACGTTTAAGTCGAGGGTTAGCTTTTTTTGCAGCAGGAGAGGCCTTTCTTGTAGCAGAAGCAAGAATGGCACCAGCAGCTTTCTTGCTGATGCCTTGCTTCTTTGCGATAGAACTCTGAACTGCTTTAAATCCAGGGTGCTTTTTCATGATTAACAGGATTTACCGCCTTTACGCATAGTTGCTTTTCCACCCTTACGCATTGTAGGTTTTTTGATAGTATCTTTATAATCTTTTCCTACAGTATCTTTATAATCTTTTCCTACAGGAGGTCCATACATCTTTGGTTGAGAGGAAATCTTTTTCATAATAGTATCTTTATGATCAATCCCCATTGATCCACCAACAACAGGTTTTCTAAGTGCTCCACCATCCATGTATTTATCCATGCCACCTTTTTTCATCATTGACATTGTAGGTTTTGCAGGACCTTTCTTAGGAGGAGTTGCTTTTTTAGGGGGCATTGCTTTCTTAGGTACAGGTTTCTTCATCATTGTTTTATAGTTTATAGGGTTAAAATTAGCAGTTCCATTTTCTCAAAGCCAATGCTTTTCTAGTGGGTTTACCATTAGGTTTTTTCATTGGTCCTTTCACTCCACTCATTCTAGCGCAAAAACTCTTTCTACGTTTAGCATCTTTACTATTAGGGTCTAGTTTAGAAGGCTTAGTTGTAACAGCCATCTTTAACTTAGAACCAGGGTTAGCTGCTCTATAAGAGGCTACACCTTTTGCATTTAATCCACCTGATGCAGATTTACCTTCTTTGCGTGTCCAAGCTGGAGTTTTCATAGATAAAAATTAATCCTCCAAAACTAGGGAGATATTGTGAGCATTAGTCATCACGTAACTAAGTTCTTTGTCACCATCTTTGATGGTAAATGGCTTGATGTACATAGGATCACCTAATCTTACTTTAGCACCAGCAATAACACCAGGGTAGCCATTAGCAGAAACAAGTGGTCCTACAGCAAACACAGTGTAGAGTCCAGAGTGCTCTTTATAAAAATCCTGAACTAAATTTTCTTTAGCAGATGCTGACAATTCAATTTTAGAATTAGCCATTTTTTTCATGAACTCAGGTTGTTCAAGAATGACGATGTCATTTTGTGGGATTAACTTCATAATCTTTTATTAAATTTTGTTTTTTTAGTTTTTTGATAAGTGCTTTAGTTGGTGTGTCAGGATTAGTAACAACAAACCCTTTAATACCAAGTGATAATATATTTATCAACTGTTCTACATCTTGCATTTCATGCCAGTTGATTAGAAACTTTTCTTCTACTTTCCTCATTTATCATTAAGGTTTAACTCAATTGTACAATTCTTTGATAGTGTAACTTGATTAGAATCATAATGTCTAATCACACCATCCTTTTCATTTGCTACCACCCATATTGTATTAGCTTGTGGACCATAGTCTATAAGAAAAAGTACAATACCCATACCATGTGTGGTATTGACATACATTAATTGTTTTACCTCATGTATGATCATGAACCTATTTCAAAGTGCATCCAATCGTAATTTTTCTCTCTGCCAAGCGAAATAAACCCATGCTTGTAAAAAATATCAATCATTGGCTTATATGCAGGTTTTGCGAATTGAGCAGTCTTTGAAGTGGCTTTAAGTGAGTTCCTTGCAGGGTCTAAATCAATAGCTATCCCCCATGCATGTTTAGACCAACTTGTTCCCCCCCTCATTTTTCTGAATGCAAAACATCCACCAAAAAGGTCGATACCTAACTTTTGAAGTTCAGGGAGACCATAGTGTGCAAGTAGATCATTAAACACTGCAGTGAAATTACTAGCAATAAGTTTGTGCACTCTAATTTTAGATACAGTGGTTTTAGTATCCCAAGCTAACCTCATAGGGTAAGGTAGCTGAATAGTAACTAAGTAATCAGAACCATCTTCATCTGGTTGTCCATACTTAGCAATAACTTGATTTGTAGTTAACATAATTATAAATTTACAGGTAACCAATATTGTCCAGGACATTCACAGTCCATACACATAGTTTTCTTTTCAATAAAACATCCACATCCTTCAAACTTAGTACCATTTAATGCAGTACCTCTTTTAGCAGGATCACAGACAGAGTTTGTCCTAATAGGACAAGTGAGGCAGATTGCTAATCTCTCTTCTGCCACTTGTTTCTTAGCAGGAGATAACAAACTTAATTTATCAAGCAAAGAGTTTGTCCACCCTTCACCTATTTGTCTAATCAATTTGGCTATCCTCATGTTTTGAATATTTTTTATACAACTCTTCAAACAACACTTTTTTATTTTCTAAATCTTGAATTAGATTTTGTGTGCGTTGTCCATTATTAACAGTACTGTAATCATGCAAATTCTCAAGCTTTTTCTCTAATTTCTTTCTGTATGATTCTAGGAAACTTTTCTTGATCTCAAAGTTTCCAAAGTTTTTAATCCTAATCTTACTATAATCACAGTTTTCAAGCATATCATGAATCAAACTCCATTGAAACATAATTATGCTCTCACATACACCATACTCCTTTGCTAATCTCACTGATGTCATGTTTATTATATGGGAGAAATCATACTCTGACATTAGCACTCAAGTTTAGTTCTATTGTAGCTACATCAGTGGAGATGGAAATAGAAGGGTTAATGCTGTAGTTATTAGCAACACAATAAATCAACTTCATCTTCTTAAGTTTCGTAAGTGTGTTTTTCAACACTTGGTGTTTGAAACCTACAGAATCAGCAAGTTCAGGTAAGTCTTTTGAACTATATTGTCTAGCATTTAATTTAACAAGTGTACTGATCTCTTTATCAGAGAGAGTTAGTTTATTAAAACCAACCAACAACAAATGATAGTAGTTAAACATTAAATCATCTGGTGATTGGTACTCTCTTTTCCACTTAATATTTTGCTTTTTCATCTTTCAAATATACTATACTTCTAATGTAGCTATAATATGTATTAATTGGATTGTGTCACAAGTTTTAATGATAGCAATTATGTAGTGCAGACATAGTAGTGATGAAATCTTCTTTATCATGTTCGATAGTTACTTGGCTTTTTCCTACTCTCTCAGCGTACATAATATTGATATACCCATCAGTGGTGAAGACAAATGATTTAATATCATCCAAAAGAATGTACCCATCAACAAAAGAGATGGTAGCTTTCTCAGCAGCAATAAATTCAGGGTCTAAAGTGGGATCATAGTTTTCATTCCACTTATTCTCAT